CCGATCCTTCCGACTCCTTTTCCACCGATTTTAACCGTAGAGGAGAACGAAGTCAGAGTTGATCCATCTACATTACAACCACCGAGATTATGCACAGCTATTTTATTACCATCAACTACGATCAAAATATTATTGGCTTTAACCTTCTTATCGTTGACCTGATCAACTGAAGTCTCCATTGGTGAACCGCAGTTATACCCAGTACCATCTACCGATAGAACTGAATCACCTTTTCTTGCTATGGCTGGCATTAAACTGTTCCCTTTGCGACTAGGTTTTGAACATTGGTCACTGCAGTTTGATATACCCAGTGAACATACTGATGCATTGTTGCTGTCTCTGTTGTTGGACTTCCACCAAGAGTAGGATCAGCAGGAATCGTTACCGAGAAAACTATATCTTTCATCGTATAAGTTGGTGAAGGCATCTGATATCGCTCCAGCGCCAGAAACGTCTCAGTTGTATCAGGAGGCAGAACCTTTAACGATAGGTCTGGCATAACGAATCTATAATATGTGTTTGCAAATACGTTGCTGTATGGACCAGTAATTCTAACGACGTTTGCGCTTGGTTTTGTAAAAGACAAACCAAAGGCAGAAATGTTTGTTGTAACACTCACCGCTGTCGCTGGCAGATACGTAAAGGTAGCACCAGCACCACCACTTCCAGCATCTGCATACTTACCCTCGAAAGTTATATCCACAGAAAATGCTCCACCCTCGTACACTGTTGGAATGTAGTAAGGTAGTTCCAGTTCGGTGACGTCATTGTAATAACTTTGTCCAATGAAATTCCCAGAAGGGTTTGACTGCGTTATCCTTAACATTTATTTGCTTCCAACCTTGACTTAGGGTATAATCGACAGTGTAGAGGATGATTACAGTAAAACAAAACCATCTTTCTTATACGTACTATCGTTCAGCATAGTGAATGCGCTCTTACGATTTCCTGTGTACTTAAACGAGCAGTGAATCCAGCAGATGCGAACACTTCTATTGTTACCTTTTACACCTGGATCTCTATACTCAAGAATCAACTGATCAAATGGTACAGATGCAGCAATCTTCTGAACAATATCATACATAGCTTGATAGTTGTTTATTTTCCCAGCTAATTGGAAGTCGAATGCCTGACCAGCAGGATGCTGACTAGTCTTAGATGCGTAGGAAACAACACCATTTTGTCTGTATCCAGAAGTAATAATTAGTGCACTCTTACCGCCAGCAATAGCCATAATTGGTTCAACGCAATTTTCGGCGAGTCCCTTCATATTACATACAATTTCTTGTATGCTCAACTTCTTACCGCCAACTTCCTGTCCCTGCAGGGTATGACTACCTGCAATCAGATTGCCGATGTTTACATTGGGGGACAATCTGAATGAGGTTGGGAATGTGTTGGTTGCGTAGATTATATCACAACTTGCTCCCTTAGGTGCCACGTTATTTGCTGGCGCTGCTGCGGATTCAGAAGCAGTTGTATTTTCTGGTGTGCTCTTTGTACCCACGATATCGGTCTCTCTAGTTTTGTTAGCTGCCTTACCTTCTGGGGTATCGTTATCTTCTGGGGTTTCAAATCCAGCTTCGTCTTCAATATTTCTAGTTGGGACTTCAAGAGTTTTATATACATTGTTCTCTGGTGTTCCGCTAGCTGGTGGAGCACCAAGTGATGTTTTAGAAGCCCCTGCCGAAGAACCATTATTCATATCAATGATAGCACCATCTTCATTAAGGTTTCCACCTGCCTTGACGTTAATATCACTTGCGCCTTGCAGATTTACCTTGGCAGAAGAATTGACATTTACATTACCGCCAGTTGTTTCCACGGTAAAGGTTTTGGCTTTAACCTGAAATCCACCACCCACATTTATATCAAGATTACCAGCTACATTGATAGCTGCATCATTGAGTAGATCGATCTGTGTTAATCCAGCTACTTTAATATTGGCATTGGCATTGACAAAGATGTTTGTTGCACCTTCAGCTGTAATGGTACAAGCACCCTTGATGTAGATGTAACCATTCTTATCGATGATTGTGTATCCATCACCAGAGATTCTATTGACCTGTGTGCCGTTTACATCAACTTCAATGAATGTTCCTGTCTTGTGGTACAGGTGAATACGTTCGTTGTTTGGCGTATCGTCAAATTCTTGTAAATGACCAGACTCAGATTCAAACACATGATTGTATGGATACTTGGCGTTGTAAGGAACTGCTGGTTGACTAAAGGTTGTTCCATCGGCAACTGGCATTCCTATCTCACGTGTAGCATCTTTCTTTTCAACAGCTGTTCCTGCTACTTTACTTCTTGCAAGTCTATTTGTATCTGGTTCTCCGATATGACTACGCAGTGGATATTTCATATCAGGATCCGAGAACCCCGTGTCAATGTTTTGAATACGATCTAGCGGAATACCTTGCTCGCTAACTGCTACGTTGGCAGGTGTCTCTCCAGCAACTGCAGACTTATCGTCAGCTGCAGCTTCTCCGAGGAAGTATTCATAGAATGCTGTCTTTGATTTTTTAATATCTGGTACATTGTAACCAACTGAACGACATGCGGCTTCAAAGTAAGATGGGTCATTTTGTGGAACCTTAACACGATCCTTAAAGTAAGCCACTGCAATCAGTGCACCTTTATCATAGTCATTGGTAAGTTCTGGGGAATTGACGATATCTATTCCAGATAGCTTTGCGTACTTGGTATAGTTAGGTCTACCAGTCAGCTGAATATAACCACGACCCCAATACTTGGCACCATCATCGGCAGCAGTATTTCCAAGTGATTTACCAGAACGAGTTGTCGGTCCATATATGTATCGGAAAAAATCCTCACGTGTTCCCTTCCACTCGGCGTACTTCGCTGCATTTGTATCATCTATCCAACTAAAAACTTGTCTCAGTCTACCGATGGGGTAGAAGAATCCTTCGTTCTGCGGCACACACTTTGATTCGCCCATGGCGATACCAAGAATGGCAGCACGTGCATATTTAGAAGTGATACCAGAAGCTGTCATTGCAGCACCAAGTGCTTGAATACCTTTGTATGAAGTCTGAGGAATCACAACAGAGGAACCAGTTCTCTTTCCGTAAGGAGGTGCGCCAGGAATTACTGGCTCTGTTTTTGCTGCGGCAGCTGTTTGATTTGCCGTGGTCGCTGCTTTGGCTGGCGTATCTGCATTACCAGTGGTTAAGAAACCACCTGATCCAACTGCCACTGGATTACCATCTTGAGTAGTTACTACGTTCTGTGGTACATCATCCTGCTTATTACCTGTCTCTGCGATCGCACTTGGAAACAGTTCTGGAAAGTCAACAAATTCGTCCAGCTTCTTTGAGTCTGGTTGTGGGATACCACCGATAGTACCCATCATTATTGGTTGTTGTTGATCTTCGTCTCTGAAGAATATAACTACCCATGTCCCTTCAACTGGACCAACTGGCGCATGACCAATACCATTCATCGCAGCAGATGTAACAGGCTGCATTGGGAATGACCAAGGTAAGTCTGTTGTTGGAAGAAGGGTTTTCTGTTCGGTATGAAGTCCGACGATACGAACCTGACAACGACCCAGCTTTAGTGGATCTTTTCTATTTTCAACTACACCAGTATATAATCTCATTTGGCACCTGTCGCTGGGTTAACAATTAATGAATCTTTCAAACATTCCATATGTATCTCATGTTTCTCACGTGTGATTCTATGGTTTACGGCACTAACTAGATAGCGACCACTAAACATAGTGTCTTTCATAGCATCATTGTCATCTGATTTGTTGACAGAGGCAGACTTGTATATCGTAATATCTACAACTATGCCGACAGTAATATCAGTTCTACCAAGAATTTCAGCAGTCATTCGGTAAGCATTTGTCTGTGCCATTAATGAAGTTCTACGCTGAAGCCAGTTCTGCGCACCATCATCACCGAAACCATTTACATTATTCATATACTTTGGATAGTTGTATATGTTTGCGTTGTTTCTTGCAATAACATCAGTGGAAGAAACTGGATATTTGTTCAGATGAGTTTCCTCATTAAAAAGCTGAAACATGCTAAAGTTCTGCGTGCTGTATTTCTTGGTAAGAATGTCATGAGCAATCATCTTGCTACCAAACATACCACTGTTAATTCTTTGTATATAATCAAATCCAGTTTCGATTGTGTAATCAAGGAACCTAGCAAATAACAATTCTGGGTTTTGAATAGAACCCGTAGGTGTTATATCTCGTTGAAACGAATCGTATGTAAAAGATTCTTTAGTTTTTGCCGAAAAAATACTAGAAAGAGAAAGGAAATTTAATCCACGACGATTCTCAAAGAATACGTAGTTCGGTGCACCATCTTTATTCTGTGCTCTCTCCACCAGATAGTTAATGTTTTTATAAGGAGACCAATAGTTCGAAACATACTTGACTGAGTTCTTGGTTTCATCAACAAGAAAGTTTAAATCTGTTTTGAGAATTTCGTCTTTAACAATTTTTTTGGCGACATCAGATATTTTTCCATCAAAGGAACGAGAGAGTTTAATGTTAGCATCTGCAAGCAATTCAAAGGAACAAAAATGCAACATATAAAAGATCTGTCTATCTCCAAGAACCTTTCTGTTCGACATCTTGTAAATAAAAAATTGTTGATCAATTTTAGTTTCAGTTTTATCTGGAAAGGAAGGTGTCTTAATTTGTATAAGAACCTTTTCCTCGCCGACAAAGGGAAATTTATTTACCAGATCGATAGAGTCTGTTATTGCAAGTGTTCCTGTGATGCATGGAGCAAACATATCTTCGAAGATTTGAATCTCCGCAACCATGTCTGTAATTTCAACACCTCTACCATTGGCTGAAAAGATTGCAATTTTCTGAATCTCTACATCACCAGGGAACCTTAATCCATCTCTAATCACCATTACATAAACCTTCTAAATTCTGAAAGCACCTGTTCGATCAATCCTGGACTGATGATTTTTATTCTACGTTTTGATTCATTCTGAAGAAACTCATAGTCGTAGTTTGAAACTGCCGATGCTGTTGGGTAGGAAACATTATCAACGATCCAACCATTATACTCGTAGTGATGAGTGTTATATTCATTTCCCACACCATACTTCTCAGTTATCCTTGATTCAAGCCTATCAATAGGAATAGGAAAGTCATCTATGTAATCATACTTTTGATTAGCAATCATTATAATCCAATGATAGTTAGGTGATCCGTAGAAGTGTTCAGAAATAATTTCAGGCGTATCTTGATCATTCATATCGTAGTACTCATAGAGACTAATGCTCTCAAGTACCTGTGACTTAAACCTTACGTTCGCAGTTATATCTTTTAGCTTTACGTAGTCTATCTCTCCATTAGCTTTGATGAAGTCATAGTACATATCTGAAATTTGTTCAAAGTACATTATAGACCAGCCTCGATACGTTCTTTGGTCAATGTCTCTAGTTCAACAAAGTTCAATGTTAAATTGATCTGTGTTGGAGTTCCGTCTGGGAAAGTTGAGAACACGCCATTTGGTGAATAGTTGACATTCATCTCTGTAAGTACGCAGGATGAAATTCTATTGAGATTGTCATTGGGACTACCATTAATAAAATACTCGATGTCAAATTCTGATGGGTAGACGTAGACGAAATTAGATGAATCTTTAAATTCAGGATGCATATGATATTTAAAGAGCCATATGATGTTAAGTGCTGCTTGTGCTTCTATAGGACTTTTTGGGTAGAACTGATAATCAAAGGTGAATCTGCGATAGTCAACCCCTTTAAAAATCTGTTCCTTTCTTGGGTTACCAGCTGACCGAGTTGCAGCTGATAGACTAGGACTTTTCTTAAACACTTCTGATGCAACAATACTATTAAAGGAGGTACCAAGTCCAGTTGACTTTGCAGGGTCGTCGCTATTTTGACTACCACCAGATGCTGATGCTGCAGCAACAGCTTTAAGTTGATTGGCGATTTCTGGGTTGGTTGCTGCTGATATTGCGATACTCATTTCTTCCTCTGACCACTGCATACCATAACGTACGCTCAATTGGTGCGGAGTATAGAGAACTATAGCTTCTTTTAATCTTTTGGCTGGTGGGCTAAATTGTATATTTGCATATTCGGCAGCTGCTACGGTTGCCTTTGCTGTGGCAAAACCAATTGTTCCACCAATTAACGCTCCACCAACAGCCCCAGTAATTTTACCGACAGCATCCCCACCACCTACAATACCAGCAACACCTCCAGCGATTGCACCTTGCGCCAGTTGAGCTGCAGCCAAAACATCTTCATCAAAAGGTTTACCAACTATACTGTTCATTGCTGCTCGACTAGGTTGAGTATCAGCAATTTCCGCAAGATTGTTGTTCTTAACTTTTGAGTCTGTTTGAACATTGATATAAAACATAATGTAGTTTTGATGCTGTGGAGATCCAATATCAAGTGGATATTTCATTAAGTGTGCTTGATATTTCCCACGTGTTCTTGGGGTTTGTATTGGGATTTTAGCCGCAGTTGTATCTGCATAAGATGGTGCAGGATCACTTGAGGCGAAGCTGCCAGTGACAGCACCGCCTAGTATTCCAGTGAGTGGTGAAGTAGCCATGTGGATTTTCTCTAAATAATGGAGAGTAGTCTATTATTTATTAGCCAAAAATACCATGTATCATAAAAGAAAGTTCGTTCCAACAAAACCAGAGAAGTATTCTGGGGATCCGACTAACATCATAATGCGTTCTTCATGGGAAACCAAGTTTGCAGCATGGTGCGATCGCAATCAAAGTGTTGTAAAGTGGAAGTCCGAGGAAACAATCGTTCCTTACGTATGTCCTACTGACAATAGAATTCATCGTTATTTCGTGGACTTTCAGATACAAGTGAGTAATAAAGAAGGTAAATTGTCCACATATCTGGTAGAAATTAAGCCAGATGCACAGACCCGTCCACCTGTGCCCCCAAAGAGAGTTACACAACGATATATTACCGAAGT